GCTTGGGAATCAAAACTGACAGAAGCTCGTGAATTGGTCCGTGCTGAACTGCGTGAGGAGTTCGCACAACGCTATGAACATGACAAAGCAGTGATGGTTGAAGCTCTCGATCGCATGGTTACAGAAGGCATAGCAGATGAAATTCGTTCGGTTCAAGCTGAAAAGCAAGCACTGGCCGAAGATCGTGTCAAGTTCCAGGTCAAAATGAAAGAAAGTGCCACCAAGTTCAACGACTTTATGGTAAAGAAATTGGCTGAAGAAATTGGCGAACTGCGCAAAGACCGCAAACAACACAATGAAGGTTTGGAAAAACTGGAAAGTTTTGTGGTACATGCCCTGGCTAAAGAAATTACTGAGTTTGCACAAGACAAACGTGACGTGGTGGAAACCAAGGTACGTTTGGTACGTGAAGCTCGTAGCAAGCTTGAAAAGCTGAAGTCACGTTTTGTGACCGAAAGCAGCAAGCGTCTGAGCCAAGCTGTAAGCCGTCATTTGAAAGCAGAACTAACACAGCTTCAAGAAGATATCCAAGTTGCTCGAGAGAACAATTTTGGACGTAGAATTTTTGAAGCCTATGCTGCTGAATTCGGCGCTACTCATCTCAATGAGAAAGCTGAAATCAAAAAACTACAAGCTGTTATCAATAACCAAGAACGACAGTTGTCAGAAGCAGTCAAGGCCAACGAGAACGCTCGCGTTCTGGTTGAAAACAAAGAACGCGAAATACGTGTGATTCGTGAATCCAATGAGCGTCAACGCTCAATGGAAGAATTGCTTTCTCCCCTAAACCAGGAGAAAGCAGAAGTCATGCGTAATTTGCTCGAAAGTGTTCAAACAGCTCGTCTGAAGAACGCTTTTGAAAAGTATCTACCAGCGGTATTGGCTGACAACAAACCGGCAAAAGCTCGACAAGTGATTGCTGAAAGTGTGTCAGAAGTAACTGGTGATAAAGCTGCCCGTAGCCCTGAAGAAGATAACAGCAATGTTATTGCCATCAAGCGCCTGGCAGGGCTTTAAGCATTTAAAATAAGGAGACTTAAATGTCAGATGTATTACTAGAAGGCCGCTGGGACGAAACCAAAGAAGCCTTATTGGAAGGACTCAAGGGTTCTCGTCGCAACAGCATGAGCGTGATTCTTGAGAACACTCGCAAGTACCTCAAAGAGAACGCCAGTTCTGGCAGCACCGCCAGTGGCAACATTGCCACACTGAATCGTGTGATTCTGCCAGTGATTCGACGTGTGATGCCAACCGTTATTGCTAACGAGTTGGTTGGTGTTCAGCCTATGACTGGACCAGTTGGTCAGATCCACACTCTGCGTGTGCGTTATGCCAATACAATGAATGACACCAGCGCAGCCAACACCGACGTAACAGCCGGTGATGAAGCACTGAGCCCATTCAAAATTGCCACTGCTTACTCTTCAGCAAGCACAGTGACTGCTGGTGTGGTTGGAACTAACCAAAGTATCTATGGTGGTGCCAATACTTCAGTGCTTGAAGGTTCTGGTGGTCGTCAGATCAGTGTTCAGATCCTGAAGCAAGCTGTTGAAGCCAAGACTCGTAAGCTCCAAGCTCGTTGGACTTTTGAAGCTGCTCAAGATGCACAAGCTATGCATGGTATTGACGTTGAAGCTGAAATCATGGCTGCTCTGGCACAAGAGATCACAGCTGAGATTGACCAAGAGATCCTGTTGAGCCTGCGCAGCCTGGCCACAACTGAGTTCACATACAACCAAGCTACCGTTTCTGGTACAGCCACATTCGTTGGTGACGAACACGCCGCACTGGCAGTGTTGATCAACCGTGTTGCTAACCTGATTGCTCAGCGTACACGTCGTGGCGCTGGTAACTACGCTGTGGTTAGCTCAGCTGCTCTGACCGTGCTACAAAGCGCTACAACCAGCGCATTTGCTCGCACCACAGAAGGCACTTTTGAAGCTCCTACCAACACCAAGTTTGTTGGTACACTGAACGGCGCAATGCGTGTGTTTGTTGACTCTTATGCCAGCGACACAACACCTGTGCTGGTTGGCTACAAAGGTTCCAGCGAAGCAGACGCTCCAGCATTCTACTGCCCATACATTCCGTTGATGAGCAGTGGTGTTGTTCTGGATCCAACAACCTTTGAACCAGTGGTGAGCTTTATGACTCGCTATGGTTTCATTGAGTTGACCAACACTGCCAGCAGCTTCGGCAACGCTGGTGACTATGTGGGAGAAATTGCCGTTACCAACCTCAGCTTCAGCTGATATTGGATTGGCATTTTACCAAGTTCAAAAAACCCGCTTCGGCGGGTTTTTTGTTATCTTTAGTATGTTGGTGAAATCGCACTCTATCATAAATAACTACATGAAACCATACACCTATCTAATCAAACATCATCCTACTGGCAAAGTTTACTACGGGTACCGTTCAGCTAACAAACTAGAACCCAAAGAAGATTTGTGGAAACACTATTTCACTAGCAGTCCAAAGATACAACAACTGATTGAACAAACTGGCGTAGATAGTTTTGAGGTAGAAATACGGCAAATATTTGAAACCAAAGAACAAGCAAGTGAATGGGAAACACGAGTCTTACGCAGATGTAAGGTATTGACAGATGACCGTTGGATCAATCAAAATATTACAGGATATGTAGTGCCCACAGAAGAATCAAATCGTAAGATCAGCAATTATTGGAAAGGTAAGCCTAAGTCTAAAGAACAAATAGAAAAAATACGACAGTCAAACTTAGGAAAAAAACGTGCGCCGCGGTCAGATGAATATAAAGAAAAAATGTCGAGAGCTAAAAGCGGTACAAACAATCCTCGATATGGAGCAGAAGTCGAAGAAGAAACTCGTAAAAAGATCAGTAAGGCTAATCAAGGCCGAGTTCCTAGTAACAAAGGCAAGCCAATGAGTGAAGAACAAAAAGCAAAAATAAGAGCAACAATAGCTGCTAAGAAAAATTTCAGCTAATCCAAACGGATTGCAGAAAACACCAAAAAAGGGCCGCAAGGCCCTTTTTTGTTGGCTAAGTAGAGCTATGTTAGAACCGTATTGGGGCACTGATTATGGGTACCATCATAGTCATAGACAACAATTTGAATATTTAGGGTTAGACAAGCTGTCAGACCACTTGGCATTTGTTCACGACAGTCAACTTCAGATAAATCAAAGCTTGATTGAACATGATGTTGAGTTGATACGGCAATGTCAAACCCAATCTAAAAGATTGCCCGTGTTGACATTGGACAGCAACCCTTATCACGTAGAACAATACGTACAAAAACTAAACCAATATCTTGATCCCAACAGTTACTTTGTTTTTCATTCAGACATTAGACAATCACAATCCTGTGATCAAAATGTAGCTCCGTGGCCCAGCTGGCTGTTGTATCAACATTTCTTACCTGATGATCAGGCAAACAAACCAAAAATCAAAAGAATCAGTTTTTTATCTGGGGTGCCCAGATCACATAGAATTTATTTGTTTCGTCATATCAAACCATTGATCACTGATCAGGATGTAGTGGTGGTAAATGGATTTCAACGTGATTTTGTAGACACTCCGCATTCATGGTTGGAAGACATACCCTGGTCAAACAGCATGAATTTTTTTGACACTGATCCAGGCGCAAGCAATGCTGAAAAACAAGCCTACAATATACATCCAGCCTACGAAGCCTGCGTAAATGTCACTGGCGAAACACTGGGCACAGGCGATCAAGTTTTGCCCAGTGAAAAAACTTGGAAAGCCTACAAAAGTGGATGTTTGGTGGTGAATTTTGGAGTAAATTTGATGCCTGCTTGGCTACAATCAGTGGGCATTGAAATATGGAAAGATTTTGATCTCAGCATTGATTATCAACAAAAAACAAAAATCATCCAGCAGTTGTTTGAACAAAAAAACTTGTTTGAAATTTATTATAACAATCGAGAAATGATTGAATACAACAAAAATTTAGTCATGAGCAAAAATTTTGCGCATGGATTGGCGTCAATGGCAAAGGAAAAATTACAATGCTTGATAAAATAGGCGTAAAAGATAGCTATAATCTTGTGCCTGGTCTTTTTGATCACAGCGGATTTGTCAAATCTCACAGCCCACAAGTTGAAATTTTACCTACTCAATGCCACGAAAGTTTTCAACACAGCCACTGTCTCACTGTGTTTGTGGACAGTGAACCTGACATACATTGTGCTCATGAACATTTTGCGCAACAACAACAATGTAGACCAAACAATGTTTGGGCAGTCAGCGCAACCAGTCCCAGCATCAAATATCAATTTGACACTGTGGTGGAATATTGGAGTAATTTGGTTTTTACTGTGATCAACAATCCAGATATTGTTCCAGTGGATATTCACAACAAAAACAAACTGGCCAATGTGTTGTTGGGAGGGTACATGCCCAACAGAACCAAAATTTTTAAAAAGTTGCAGGATTCACAGTTGCTGGATCATTGCTTGGTGAATTATCAACCGCGAGCCAATCAGCACGATCTTTTCAATGGTTATAGAACTCCACTGTTGAATCAACTAGACAGCGAACAATGGAACCTTGTGGTTGCTGATCCCGCAGGGTTTTTCAGCATGAAACCATTGGGGTCATTGGAGCAGCCAGGCTGGCAAAGTCAAAAAATATCAAGATCAGTATACAACTATACGTGGCTCTGTGTTGTGGCAGAAACTGAAAATCTTGGTCAACTGGATACTTTTTTGCCCAGTGAAAAAATTGCCAAGCCTCTTTTGTTAGCACAACCTTTTTTGGTTCAGGCCAGCAAAGAATTTTTAAAGCAGTTGAGAACCATAGGATTTCAAACCTTTGGTCAATGGATCAACGAAGAATATGATACATTTGACGATGTTGATCAGCGAATTTCGGCAATGATTGACAGTCTAATAGAATTTCACCAGCAGTCTGACCAACAAAAACATAAGATGCTGACTGATATGAAGCCAGTGTTGGAACACAATAGAAATTTAATCCTGAATATCAAAGACCGGACGCTTGACCTGGCAGACTGTATACGTAAAAAATTGACCAATCTATAAATACAGTGTCCGTAATTCTGCGGCTTATGCGGGCTACCATCCGCGTAGTGGCTAGAACCCACATTGGACTTCTTTCGAGGAGAAAACAAAATGGGACGTCCTCTCAAAATTAAAAAAGCCACCGAAGCCGGTGGCGCAACCGGTATTGATATCGGTTTTACATCAATTGGCGAATTGACCAATCCGGTTAATCCTGCTACCCTGACCAGTGCTAACTTCACTGGCGTAGTTGGCGGATCTAACACCGTGGATTCGCCTGCTTATCCCACTGTCAAAGTGCGTGTGTTTATCACTGGACTCAGCGAAGAAGATGGTTACATCATCAGACTT